TTAAAGATGCCAACCAATTAACTATAACATTCGTTAACGTTTTTAATACTTCATATGTAATAATAACTTGTTTTTTTATACCTTCGATTGCTTTCTTCCATTTGATTATATTTTCCCTTTTACTAAAATGATCATCAAGTGCTTTCATGGCTACATTTAATTTACCAAGTAAAACTTTTTGCAATTTTTGAGAACTTGCTCCTAAGTAATTCAGAGCATTTTTAAAGATTGTAGAATTCTTAATAAGAGTTCCCATATTAATAGAAAACTCTTTAAAACCATCTGACAATGCTCTTATCTTATTTTGTGTAGAATCAATAGTATCTCTCATATCTCCTATAACATCAATACTCTTTAATGTTTGTTTTAGAAGCCCAGTTCGAGCCATTATCTTTTGTTGTTGAGTAAAATCTCCATTTACTTTTTTCATACCTTGTGATAAAGCATACTCTTCTACGGCTGCTACCCTAAGGTCTATTCCTAAGTCCTGTAGTGGTTTTGACATACCAATTATTCCAGAACGAATCTTATCAAAGGCAATATTTCCTTTTAAGTTGAAAGCAGACTTTAGGTCATTAGCCATCATAACTAATTCTCCAGCAGTAGATGCTGCTGCTTTATCTGTCAAGTCCATCGCCCTACCAATATTATACATAGTAGTGAGCATGCCCCTAGTCTCAAACTTATTAGTTTTTATAGATCTGGAGTAGACATCGCTCCAATCTTGAACTGATTTTGACATATCTCCAAATGACTTATCAAATAGACTTTGCATCTCTTCAACATCTATAGCCATTTTTGTAGAGATAACCAGAAAACCTGTTATAGCTGCTCCTGATAAAAGCATTGCTTTTTTTACTATAGCTACTATTCTTTTAAAAACATCAGTAAATATCCGTGTTATTTTTTTTGTTGCACTAAGAGCAATTTTAGGTATTGCATTAAAAGCACTACCCATCTTCTTTTTTATATTAGCTCCAGCCTTAGTAACAGTCTTAGATACCTTATTTAAAGAAGTATCAATCTTTTTCCAGTCAAATTTTATATTGATGCCTAGATCAGCAAAATTTTCCATTAGTTATTTTCCTTTGGTCCTTATTTAAAATTTCTTGCTGCTGCTGCTTTTAAATTAGATGCTGTTAATGGCACACCTTTTTCTTCTTCAGGAGTAGGATTCTCCATCCTTAATATCTCAACCATATTAGCATTTAACATTTCAAATTGTTTTATAGTTAGTCCTTCAACTTTGTCTAGAGTATAACCTGGATAAAATCTACAGATCATACAAATAGCCAAGTCCCAACCTATTTCTTTGGTCGTAACTTGGCTTTTAGGTTTTTTACTTTATCCTTATCATCTGGCTCAATAAAACTATCAAAAAGAACTTCTACTATTTTTTTTAGGTCCTCGATATCTAACTCATTTGATATTTGCTCTTCTGTTATTTCTGTCTTGTTATTTCTGTGAATATTCTTATATAACAGATGTATAATCCCTTCCATTGAGTTCATCATGCTCTGATAGTATAACTCATCTCCCGTTATGGACATTATCTCCTTTACATCAATAGGCTGTTCTGCCATCTTATATGTATCAATATATTCCTGACGTTTCTTCAAGTCACAAAAACGCTGGAACGAACTTATGTCACCTAATGTTGAAGCCTTAACTTTGTATGTCTTCTTACCCATTTTAATATCAATTGATGATGGAATAACATCTTTTATATTTTTTTGCATACTTTCTCTCCTAAATATTTACTTTTTATAAAACATTATGCTTCGCTTAAGGCCCCTGAACCAGTTGCTGTCCAGCTTACTGTTGCATATTCTCCAACAGGAGCATTTATGCTAGCTGTTGTAATTATAGCTGTTCCACTGTATGCTAAACCATCAACTGTATCAAATGTTAAAGATGCTGATACTCCAACAGTTAGAGCAATATCCAGGCCGATAGTATCATCCAGAGCGGTTTCAAAGCTGCAAGTCCAACTCTTAGCCCCTGCTGCTGACTCTACCCAGTTACCTACTGCAGCCATGCACTGATAACTTACAGTCTCACAATTCACATCTATTGTAGCGGAATTCAAGCACATACTACCAATGTCAGAACCAACAAAAACCATAGTACCGCTATCGCAAATAAACTTACTCATTTTTTTCTCCTATTTTCATAAATTTTATATTAATTACTTATTGTTAAACTTTGACCACTACTAATGCTATAACTACCAGCATAATTCCAAAACAGATTTACTTCAAAATTACCAAGGTCATTAGCCAAGTCCAAACTTCCTGCATACTGCTTAACAGTTGCCAAGGTTGGATCTTCACTTACAGTTGCTCTTACATTAGATGCTTTCAATCTACCATTCCAAATATTTACTGTATCAATATAAGGACTATTAGTTAATATTTGACTTCCAGCTATAGTCTGAAGTTGAGGCTGCCAAACAAAAGTTCCACCCCACAAATTAAGAGTTCCTATGTCATCATTATCAACTATCATGTCATAATCTGAACTACCAAAATTAAAAGTCCCACCATATTGGTTAATAGTTTCAATCTGACTATGGCAATTTACAGTTCCTGCATTTATAATTATATCTATATAATCCTGTCCAGAAGGATTAGGACTAAATGCAGAAGGATTATTAGAACTATTATCTGCTGCATATAGATGACACCTATCTCCAATTCTCACTGTAGGAGACTGCTCTCCATTACTCACTGTAAGATTAAAAATAGCTGTTCCACTCTCAACTGGTGGTCTTCCATCAGGTATACTTTCAATATCCCATTTCTCACTATCTCCTATGATAACAACGTTACCACGCAACACAGTGATATTCTCCCAATAAGAAATATAACTATTGTTATTACTCTGAGACATTAGATAAATATTTGCTGAAGAATTTATAATAGTATTAGTAACACGACTTTCATTCTCAAAGTCTCCATTTTCATAATCAGAACTACCACCAGCCATTAAATAAACATCCCCACTCGAAGCAATATAAACTGTAGGACAGTCATCTAGTTGTAATGGCCTATATCTTACATCTCCAACTTGTCCTATTTGTTTATTATATCCGCTATACACAGTTAAAGAGTTAAGAGTTTTAGCGTCAGTTCCTGGAACACAGTTATACTTTGCACCATCTAAAACACTTCCCCTACCATCAAATATAACATCATCAATATTTGTTTCTGGAAGTGTTCCCAGGCTCCAGTTAGACACATTTTCCCAACTAGTCGTATTTGTTGTGTCTCCACCTAACCAATAATTTGTATTTGCCATTCTTTTACTCCTATCTTGTAAGCACTAAAGCCTTATTTAATTTCTTGTTTTTTAACTAACATCTGAATCATAAGAACCTTTTAAATTAAACTCGATCCTTATTCCAAATACATTCTCATCCGATGCATCAATAACTCCTTTTTGAGTTATTATTACAATCTCATTAGTATATCCATCAACACTTATTTCTTCTCTACTAAATGTATCTATTATATTATCTTGTATGCTTCTTAATGTTTTTATCCCATTACTTTTCTTATCCCATAGTTGTAACTGAATATCACAGTCCAAACTTTCTTTTTCCATATCGTAGTCAGGAACATCAGAGACACTATTTATAACTAAAAAAGGAAATATATCATTCTGTTTAGGATAAGTATCATATATTCTATTACCTAACTCAACTCCAGAAGAAGTAATTAATGCTGTATATATTGCAGAGAAAGTATTCTGAGTAGCATTCATGCTCATTATAATTTATCCTTAAATCGTTTGATCATTTTCTTTTTACTACTCTTTATCGCTGGTCTAAAAAAAGGACTAGGACCACATTTAAAACTACCAAATTCTACAATAGGAGCATAGTCAACATCTACTTCCACTCTTATTTTTAAGTCTCCAATGTCATTTTTCTTTACTGATTGTCTCAACTTGCCAGAATCAACGGGAGCATTACTTTTTACCTTGTCCTTTAAAACTTCACCAGCATCGTTTAGACCTTCCTCCAATGCCCTTCTTATTTTTTTCTTTATATTTGGATTTAGTTTAAAACCATTCATTATACTATTTTTTCTATATAACATTTTATGTAGGCATTAGGTCTTTTTCCATAACTTACAATATTGTATTCATCTCCATCATATATAATTATGTCAGTTCCTAATATATCTGTAGTAGGCTTAACAAAGCAATTATACGCTGCTGTATTTGTCTTTCTATTCGCTAAAATAAAATCATTTAACTTCTTTTCTTGAACATTTGCTGGAACACTAGAATAAACAATAGCATAGGTTTCAGAAAAAGCTCCATCTCCTAAGTCAACTTCAGTCTTTCTCTTTATATCAATAGTATCTGGATAACAATTACTCATTTATAAAACCCATCTCATATAACTATCTAAACTATCTGCTAACATTTTATTATTTTCCGCGGAAGAAATATAAACTTCTTTCCAATCTCCTAACTTCTTCTCTTTTAAATTGCCATCTATATCAGTAAGATTTA